CGTAGAGAAGCTAATGTACTAGATAGATATTTAACAGAGCCGACTGAAAAACTATATAAGGAAACCTATGAAGATGATCCAGTGGACACTACTGATTGCTTTGGAAATGAAATTGCTGATGAAGACGGTGTGTTTGAGCTAACTTTTGCAATGAAATGTCTTTATACAGGACAACCAGTACTCACCTGTAAAAAAATTGCTACACAAGATACAATCGTTGATTTGATAGAAGAATTAGGCGAAGAAAACGTGTATTTAATTGAATATGTGAGTTCAGGAAAAAGATATAAGGAGGGCTTATTGAATGGCTGAAGCAACCAAAACAGATTTTTCTAAGTTGAATGTTTATCAAAAATTAGCGTATGTGAGACAAAAAGCACCATATATTCAAAAAAGTAAACGTGGCCAGCAGTACAGCTATGTGGGGTCAAGCGATGTACTATCCGCATTAAATACAGTCATAAATCAAGTTGGATTAATTTTGAAGCCAGAAATTGTTGCTCATCAAGTTCGGGAATCACAAGATGAGGTATGGAAAGCGGATAAAGTAAAGAAAGAGCCTGTAGCCAAAAAACGTACAACGTATTTTACAGAGCTAGAGTTAATGATGACATGGATTAATATTCATAATCCTTCTGAGATTGTTGCTTGTTCATGGTATAGCCAAGGAGTAGATATTGAAGGAGAAAAGGGTGTAGGAAAAGCACTAACGTATGCGGAAAAATATTTTTTATTGAAATTTTTTAATATCGCAACAGATGATGACGATCCTGATAAATACCAAAAAGAACAGTTAAAAAATACTGCAATTACTGAACGGCAAATTGATATGTTGAACGCATCAATTAGTAGAGTAGCCGAGCTGGCAGGGCAAGAATTTGAAGCTGTGAAATCGTTAGCTATAAATGATTCTGATTTGAATCCTAAAAAAGTATTTGAAGAATATAGTGCTTATGATTATGGTGTTATTTCTAAATTGCTTGCGAAGTGGATAAATTTTTATGAATCTAGGCAGAAGGTTCAAGAAGATAAGAAGTGATTGAATGATTGGAAAAATCATAAAACACAAAGGAAATAAATTGGCGATTGAGTTTGAGGATGAGATCAACTCGAATTTCCTCAAACTCCTAGCTAACAACGATGACAATTTAGTAAAAGTTGAACTATTAGATAATCGACAAATGTCTCAAAAACAGAATGCACTTTCTCACGTTTTAATAGCTGATATAGCTCGTTGGAGTTATGACGAACCCAAATGGATAGAGGAAGTTTTAAAGTATTACTACGAAGCTAAAAGTGGCGTGTATTTTGAACATAGTAAGGCTACACGATATGAAGCAACAGAATGGATTAGTTTTTTAATCGAATTCATTTTGAAAAATGATGTACCACTAGAAAAGAGATACCAATACTTGCTAGAAAATAACAAATGGTTTTATTACTGCCTTAAATACCGTAAGTGTTGTATTGGTACTAAGAACTTTTTAAACAAGTATCAAATTAAACCAGTAAAACTAAACGTTGAAGAACGTAAGAAGTTGAATATCGGAGGTTAACAGTTTGGTAGAGGAATTACTTGAAAAATACAGGCAATTAACATCGAGTCAAAAACTATTTTTTGAACTATTAGCATTTGTCTATATCGGTTCAAGAAATGGTAAAGGAATAGCTATTGAAGCACAAACAATAAAAAAAGTCGTTAACGGAGAAATTAAGCATAAATATGTTTATACGGTCGTTGTTGATGAGGAGGATAACTAGTGAATGAACATAGAGGATATTACGCCATTATCCCAGCGATTGTTCGCTATGATAACCACTTAAATGGGAATGCAAAATTATTGTATGGAGAGCTAACGGCATTAGCAAATGAAAAAGGCTATTGTTGGGCAACGAATCAATATTTTGCAAATCTGTATAACGTTAGCAAGCGAACAATTATTTCATGGCTGAAACAGTTAGAAGAAAGAAACTATATAAAAATGCAAATTTTTTATAAGCCAAACAGCAAAATGGTAGATCGGAGACATATCTATATCTTACCGTATCCAACTGATACAGAATTTTACACCCCTAGTGAAGAAAATTTCATCACCTATGGAAAAAATCATCAGGAGGGGGATGAAGAAAATTTCACTACCCCTAGTGAAGAAAACTTCACAGAGAATAATACATTAATTAATAATACAAAGAATAATACAAAGAATATATATAGTGTTGAACAAAGTTCAACCATGTCTGAATTATTTGAAAAGGTTTGGAAAACATATCCGAAGAAAACCAATAAGAAAAAAGCCAAAGAGCAATTCTTAAAGAAAATTAAGTCAGATGAAGACTTCGAACGGTTTAAAACAGGATACAAAGCTTATCTTAAGTATATCAAATTAAACGACTGGTATCATCCACAAGAATTGTTCCGCTGGATACGTGATGAACGTTTTAACGATGAATACGACTTGTCTGAAACGGCAACGCAAGTAAGATATTCAAATAATCCAGTTAGACAAGAGAAGTTGCCAGATTGGGTAAATGAACCAAAAAAAGAAGAGGAGAAACTATCACCAGAAAAGCAAGCTGAACTTGATAGGCAAATAAAAGAATACTTGGAGGGGAAATGATGCGAATTATCCTGCCAATTGAACGAAAACTGCAAAGTCGCCCGAGGTTTGCAAGACGTGGGAATTATGTCCAAACCTATGAAGATAGCGCTATGGGTGCCTATAAACAAAAGGCAAAACCAGAATTGATTGAAAAAGGGGCTATTTTTGCGCATGTGACGTTTTACGTTCCTGCACCTAAATATCTATTAAGTTCTAAAAAGAAACGCTTAGAAGTGGAATTAGAGCGGAAATATTGCGATAAGAAAAGTGACTTAGATAATTACCTAAAAGCAATACTTGATGCAAGTAACAAAATACTTTTTTCTGATGACGGACAAGTAGCAAAAATAATTACTGAGAAAAAATATAGCTACAATCCTAGAATCGAAATAGAGATATACGAAATTGGAGAGGGTGGCGATGAAGAAAAAGAAAAATAATCCATATAAGATTATAGGCGATATGGTCATTATGGAAACTTTTAAAAATGACATATTTATATTTGATCGTGAAGATTTAGAACTTGTCTTGGAATCAACTTGGTGTAGAAACAAAAGTGGAGGATATCTAGTTTCAAGACGAAAAGGAAAAATTGTTAGGTTACACAGACTTTTAATAAATGCCCCAAAAGGTTATGTAGTCGATCATATAAACGGCGACATTTTAGATAACAGAAAAGCTAATTTGCGAATAGTTTCTCAAAAAGAAAATTCTAGGAATGCACGTTTACGTAAAAACAATACTACAGGTTATCCCGGAGTTTCACAGAAGCCAAACAAGAGATACAGAGCAAGAATCATGGTTAATAGACAAGAGATTGCTTTAGGAACTTTTGATACTTTTGAAGAAGCTAAAGAAGCAAGAATAAATGCAGAAAATAAATATTTTGGGGCATTTGCACCTCATAAAGGAAACTTAAGATATTTATGATGGTCAAATTGCTGTGATGGTTTGTCAAAAGCTGTATAGCATGCGACCACGGACAGAAATTGAAATTATGAGTTTGGAGGAAAAGGAATGACGAAAAACAAACTCAGAGAAACAAAAAGAGCCATTCGTCAGAGAATTCTTTTTTTGACTGGTGATGATGAATCATGGATGAATAATCCAGAAATCGTGGAAGAGGTCCAGAGATTATCAAAACGACTGAATTCTAACCTTATAAACGATAAGCGACCATTACCAAAATTAGAGCCTGACAAGCTGACGAAAGAAGAATATCAGCACTTATTAGACTTAGGTTATCAAGTAAATGATATTAAGAAAGCTCTCGGACTGGGAACAACCACATTTCAAAACTGGCGAAAGGCAAACGGCATAGAAAACATAATTAAGCGAAAAGAAAATAACAAAGTAGAGGAGACAAAACACATGAAATTTAATTTAAATACAGCAACGTTACTTATTTCAGGAAATTTTGGAGTAAAAGCAGAGGAATGTTTAACGATCTCAAAAAGCGGTCTGGCTTTAAGTGGTCCAGTAGTTCAACGTTTGAGCAAACCAGAATGGGTTCAACTGTATTTAGACGAACAAAACAAAGCGTTATTTGTTTTACCATGTGAGGCAACTGCGGAAGGTGCAAGAAGTTGTGTAAGTCCTAAGGCAAATAAAAAAACGGGCTATCGAAAAAGCTGGAATGGTCACGTGTTAAGAAAAGCAGCCGAAGTTGGAGGCTTTAACATCGAAACAGATGTTTACCATGTAAAACCAGAAGAAGTAGAAGGACATCCAAACGCTTTAGGATTTGATTTGACAAAGGCGGTCAAAGTGAATGGGTAAAACTAAATCTAAAATCAAAAAGAAAAAACGTAGACTAAAAGAAAAAGCTATTGCAAACGGCACATACAGTAAGCGAGGGAAAAGCGATGGTATGTATAAAGTGCAAGGGACAGATGATTGTCTGGGAAAAAGATAGATTCGGTCATTCAAAAGCAACTTCTTGTCCGTTATGCAACAAAAGCGGACAGAATGTTGCGAAAAAGTTAGCTGAGATAAAGAAAAAAGCCCTTCGATAATTGAAGGGCACCTATTTAAATCAAAGATATTGAATTATTTTTTTCTTTGTTTGAAGTTATTTTCTTGGGAAGAAGTGAAGCCAACCCAAAATAATAAGCAAACAGGAATCAATGAGAAAAATAGGATGGAACTAAAGTTGAGTAATAGAAAAACTAGAGAAAAGCAGACAAAAGAAATAAATAAGATAAAAATAATTTTTCTCATATCATCCCGTCCTTTTAGTATTATTCAAATGTTCATTATTAGCATAATACTAAAACCGGATAATTACAAATAATTTAGTAAAAAGCAATTACTAGTTTAGATAACAAGCAACAAGCGCAAGTATTACGAGCTTTTGCTGATTGGATTGAACAGGAGGAAAAACAAATGAAATTTTACGAAATTAAGGACCCTTATTATGCATTAATTGCTGCTGAAGATGAAAAACAATGTTTAAAACTTTACAAGGATATTGTTTGCGAAGTAGAAGACGAAAAAGAATTTTTTGATGATATGAAAACAATTGATAAATACGAAGCGTTCAAAATGCTTGCTAAAAGTCATACAGAAGAGGGTGACAAGACTGGCGCAGAAGAAGCTTTCAATCAGTTAGAAAATATTGAAAAAGACGGCGAAGTATTGCTGATTGATAGCGATGATTTAGGAGGAACAGTGATGAATAAACAAGAATTGATTGAAGAATTAGAATGCTTAGAAGTTCCTACAGATAGTTATAGTTATTTGAGAGGCGCTAACTATGCTGTCGAAAAAGCAATTAGCTTAGCAAAACGACTAGACGAACCGAAAAAAGCTATATTACCTAAAACTGCTGATGATTTTATTGAAGAAAGTTTAGGAATGGGTTCTGATAAAGTTGATATTATCAGTTCTGCAGATTCTTTTTCAAGCGCAATGCCCGATGATGAATTTTCTTTGTGGTTTAAGTCGAACAGAGATTTATTTGTTAATGCATTAGCTAACGGTTACGAAGTCGAGAAGGAACCATTATATCATGTTTTATTACCAGACAAAGGGGCGACTAACACAGGATATACTTTTTTAAATTTAGCGGGAACAATTGATTTTACGATATGTAAGGAAAAGGTGGATATGTTAACAGAAAATCAAATCAAAGCAATTGATGAGCGCTATTGGGCTTTTGCTGTGAAGGTGGAGGGATAATAAATGGAAAAATCAAAAAGTTTGATCATATGGCTACCGACTGGTGAAACAATGAAGTTTGAAGATGTTAGGCATGTTGAAACAGTTACAACTGATTTAGAATGGGATGTTTTAAAATTTAATTATCCAGGTGTTTCAACTGGAGTAAGACGAAATGTAGTATTTGAAATGAGTAAATTAATGGGATGGGCATTGGAAGAATAATAAATGATCAAATTTAAAGAATTCAATACTCAACCTTACGATGTTCACATTACTAGATTTTTTGAAGATTTAAACAGAAACAACCCAGATGATGTTTTTGAATATGTTGACTTGAAATGCGTTGATAGAAACTTAGTGATATTAGTTTACCGTCAAACTAATAGAAGCATACGTCAGCTCAGAAATGTACTTAAGGGAGGATAAGCAATGCTAAGTTATCCAGAAGTTTATATTTTAGGGCGACAAGTCGATGGCGTTTATGTTGAATACCTGCGCGGATCAGAGCAAGCCGATTTATTTTTCGATTATGCGATAGCTTGTGATGAAAGAAATCATATGAATAAAACCAATACAAAAGATGGCGAATGGAAAATTTTAAAATACGGGAGGCCAATTACATTGGAGTTTTAACTTATTGCAACTTTTTTACAATAACTAGCTGATTTTTTGCAAACAAAAAGCCAGCCGACCACTGGCTGACTAATGTGGTAGTTAGCACTTTTCCCAAGTAAAGTGCTAATAGTGCCAACAAATAAGGTTGACATTGCGTCTCTGGTGGAGACAGGAACTATCGATAACTGTTTTCCGCCAGTTATCATAGAAAAGGAGAAATTTATTTCAGAAATAAAATCCCCAAGAAAGTTAATATGATTATATCATGAGTAAATGTATTTGAAAATACTATCTCATAGTACGTATTGTAAAAAGTTTATTTAGTAGAAAATAAAAAAAGCCAGATTGCTCCGGCTGTGAGTAATATTTTCGACATAGTTATTATACCACAAAAGGAGCGATTCCACTTGATTCAATTGCTAAAAGAAGTAGATTTTCGACAAACAAAAGCGAATGCCAGAAATGTGTTGAAGAATTTTAGACGTTTAGAGCGAATAGCTGGTCGCTCTTTGATAGATTTAAAATCACCAATTATTACAGATATGCCTAAAAGCCAAAGTCATGGGAACAAAGCAGAAGATGCGCTAGTACAATTAGCAGATGCAGAAGCAGAAAGAGACGCAATTTTATCTGGGCTTATGGCATTAAGCCTTATTAGTCGTCAAGTGCTATACTATAGTTTTTGCGATGTAGAAAAACATACCAATTGGGAAATAGGGCAGTTAATACGTGGATATGGTGAAAAAAATGTTGAGAAGTTAAAATCTAATGCTTTGATCGAATTTGCTGAGGCCTATAAACACGGAAGTTTAGTTATTTATAAATAGAAAATTTTGTAGGGTTTTTGTAGGGAAATTGTAGGGATTTTATTCGGAAATCCATGTTATTATGGTAGTGTCGAAAGATAAGGAAACGAGGTAAGGCATGCATTACCTATCTTAGCTCCGTTTCACTTATCTTTTGAGGCTACCTATAAAAATAAAGAATAAGGATGTGGAAAGTCCAGTTCTTTCTGTCTCGTTTAGTCTAGGTAGCAAATATTGCAATAAACTTGGCATTAAGCTTACACGTAGACGTACGCCGAAAGCACTTGTCAAGATAGCGCTATGTAGTTTGCAATGATCACTCACAAATCAGATGTTCTCAAACTAAAGAAATGGGGTGCAATTCCTCTCTCTTTTTTCTACAGGTTTGTGAGTGATTACTATTAAAAATTGAAAAATCAATAGATTTAAACCTAGTGAAGAGCATTTGAACAATGTGCTAGGGTAGTATGGGATAAGTCGATAACTAAAATGAATTGGGATACTGATTGATTTTAGTGGTAGATTTTACAGCAATGTAAAAAGGACTAATAGTAAAAGCTATTAATCGCAAAGTACTACGTGGAATTTGTGCAGGTGTAAGGTACGAAACTTTCGGGCGTGATAATAGACGCTCCAGTGGAGAATAATCTAAGTTAGGTGGAAGTGTGAGAAGCTTGGCAGACCTTAGAAACCTCAAACCAAGCGCTTTGCAGAGAAACTGAGAAATCAGTGTTTAACGAAAGAAGTCGGTACGAGTAGCTTAATGCAGCAATTTATTTACAGATGACAAATAATAAAGATGGGACTCTTATGTAAATGCTGAATGTTCAAGTGAAAGTTATTAGCCAGTAGAGCTAGATCATACAGAAAAAGCAAAGAGAAGCTATTGGGTAGCGCCTGATAGTTCAGCCTCTTTGGGTATGTGACTGAATAACACTGTAAACAAAGGAAGCAGGAAGAAAAGCCTAAATCTGTTGATTTTTGAGTTTTTAATTATCGCTGTGGCGGAAGTAGAGAGACGCAAAGGTGAAGATAGAAAGCGTAAGGCGCACTATTGGGACCTTGTACAAAACTAGAGAGGGTTAGTGCATGAGTGGTGCAATCCCACTCCAGCGATATTGAGTTTGTGGTAGGCAATCTCAAAAATGGCATAGTATAAAAATCCTTTCGGTTGGCGTGTAGCATCTGGGATGCAACGAGCATATAGCGAGATAAGAGGCAGGTTCGATTCCTGTCACGCCAATAGGTAGCTTTGCTACTTAAATAAAAGAATCGTCAATAGATGTTTCTTACTTTAACGGTCGGTTCACCTCCTTTCAGAACAGCCAGCCTGCGGAAACAGGATAAAGTGGCTAGCAACCTAGTATTGTTAAATAAGTGTTAGATTGGCTAGGCAGTCTAATATAAATCTTTAGACTACTCAATAAAAATGAGTGGTCTTTTTTGTGTACATAAAAAAGCCACTAGACTATGGGATCTAGTGGCTAGGTAGCATTCGTGCACAATTTTTGTTGATTGCTATTTACAAAAAGGAGTTGCTACCTATAAATAGTATAGCAAAAAGTAACTTGTTGAATCAAGTACATAAAAACAATTAGGAGAGAGAACCACAACACCTCTTGATAAATCGTGATATACTGATATCAGTAAAATTATGCAGAAAAGGCATCTTCCCAAGAAAATGGGAAGGTGTCTTTTTTAGACAGAAAGGAAGAATAGATATGATTTTACAATATGCAATGCGATTGAACGAAGAAGGAACAAAGAAAGCTGAACACATTGAGGACGGTGTAACCTCTGTTACCATCACAGAAAACGAAATTAAAGTCTATTACGAAGATAAACGCGGGGTAAAAAATAGCACTACGTTTTTAAAAGATTGTTCGCAAATTTACAACATGTGGTTACTAAGCGATACGTTTAAAACGTTAAAAAGATTAATTTAGCTTATTTTTGATACAGAAAGAAGGTGAATAACATGCGAATGACCGAGAAACAGAAACGATTTTGTGACTTTTACATCGAGACGGGAAATGCAACGCAGGCAGCGATTAAAGCGGGATATAGCGAAAAGACAGCGGCTGCTATTGGTGCAGAAAACCTTATAAAACCTAATTTAAAAACTTATATAGACGAACGCCTCGCAGAACTGAAAAACGAACGAACAGCCGATGCCCAAGAGGTGCTAGAGTACCTAACAGCTGTTATGCGCGGCGAGTACAAAGAAGCAACGCTAATTGGTGTAGGCGAAGGCGCACAAGCCGTTGTAGACATCGATGTGGGCGCAAAAGACCGTTTAAAAGCAGCCGAGCTTCTTGGTAAACGTCATGCGCTGTTCACTGATAAAGTCGATTTACAAACGGGCGATATTGTGATTAAGGTTGGTGAGTGGGATGCAGACGAAGAAACGTAATATCGTTTTAGAGTTTAACTTCCCTTCAAGAGTTTTTAACAAATCGTTTTATGATCGATTGGTGGATTATTCTAAATTCACCGAGGTTTATTGGGGCGGCGCTTCATCTGGCAAAAGTCACGGTGTCGTTCAAAAGGTTGTTTTTAAAGCATGTCAAAGATGGAAGAAACCAAGAAAGATTTTATTTACAAGAAAAGTAGGGCGTAGCTTAAAAGACTCTATTTTCGAGGATGTGAAAGCGTGTCTTTCTGATTGGGGACTGCTAGATAAGTGTAAAGTAAATAACACTGATTTTAGAATCACGTTACCAAACGGCGCAGAGTTTCTTTTCAAGGGAATGGATGACCCAGAGAAAATAAAATCCATCAAAGGGCTGTCTGACGTCGTGATGGAAGAAGCAACAGAATTTACACTAGAAGATTATACACAGCTTACTTTGCGTTTACGTGAACGTAAGCATGTGAAACGTCAAATCTTTTTAATGTTTAACCCAGTTTCTAAACTGAACTGGGTATATAAATCTTTCTTTGATGAGGAAGCAGAAGTCGATCAACGAAGAACGGGTATTTATCACAGCACCTATAAAGACAATCGGTTTCTTGATAGTGAAAATAAAAAGGTGATTGAGGATTTAGCCAAACGAAACCCAGCGTATTATCGCATATATGCTTTAGGGGAATTTGCTACGCTAGATAAACTTGTATTCCCAAACTATAAGAGAAAACGATTAGACAAGCACGACGAACTATTAAGACAGATTGATTCAGATTTCGGCTTAGACTTTGGGTATGTAAACGACCCTTCCGCTTTTGTACATGCAAAGGTAGACGAGAAGAACAAACGTATTTACGTTCTTGAAGAATACGTTAAAAAAGGCCTGCTGAATGATGAAATCTCAACGGTTATTAAAGATTTAGGCTATGCAAAAGAAGTTATCACTGCAGATTCAGCTGAAAAGAAATCTATTGCAGAAATCAAGAAGAACGGAATTACTAGAATACGTGCAGCTAAGAAAGGCCCTGATTCAATACGACAGGGGCTTTCTTTTTTATTGCAATATGAGCTAATCGTAGACGATCGTTGCGTAAAACTGATTGAGGAATTAGAAAACTACACATGGGCTAAAGACAAGAAAACAGGGGAGTACACCAATGAACCTATTGATAGCTATAATCACGTGATAGATGCTTTACGGTACGCAGTAGAACATCGCAGTAAAAAAGCACGAGGAATTAAATTACAAAGTGTGAAGGGGGTTATTTGATGACAGACAATGTAAGCAGACCGAACACAGAAGGTAAAATACGTGAATTCGTTGACCTTTTGGGAAATCGTGTCTTTTATTGTGATAAAAACGCAAAGATTGACGAGCGCTTGGTGGATAAATACATCAATAAGCATCGGAAATTAATTGGGTTTTACGAAGAATTAGAAAAGCTCTACAATGGTCAACATGATATTTATTATCAAAAAGGCAAAGGGATCGGAAAGCCCGACCATCGCATCGCGGTTAACTTTGCGCGCTATGTCGTAGATAGTTCCGCAGCTTTTTTTAACGGGAAACCAACAAAGATTACTCATCCAGACGAAGAGCTAAAGGAATTTGTTCAAGATTTCCGTAAAAGAAACGAGGAAGAAGACAACGACGCAGAGCTTTCTAAGCTAACTGCTATTTATGGGCATGCTTATAAGCTTTTATATCAAAATGAAGAAGCGGAAACGTGCGTGACTTATTTAAAACCTACACAAGGATTTATCGTTTACGCAGATGATTTATTAAAAGCGCCTATGTTTGCCGTGCTTTACAATAAAATGACAAACGACGAGCTAACAGCAACTGTTTATCCACAAAACAGCACAGAAACGTTTATTTTTACACAAGACAAGACTTCTAAACGGTTAGAGAGTAAACAAGGACCGACCGTTTTTCAAAAGGCCTTGTCTTATTTATTAGGCGGCAAAGAGGCAATCGCTAATCCGTACGGTGAAGTGCCTATGATTGAGTTTATGGAAAACGACGAACGGCAAGGGCGTATCGAATCTGTGTGGTCGCTGATTAATAATTACAACGAAGCTCTATCAGAAAAAGCGAATGATGTGAGTTATTTTGCGGATGCCTACTTAAAAATGATAGGGGTAGATTTAGCTGACGAAAACGTCGCTGCCTATTTACGTGACAACCGAGTGATTAATAGTGCTGAGCCTTTAAATGAAGGCGAATCGGTAGATATTAATTTTTTGGATAAACCTAGTTCAGATACAACACAAGAAAATCTGTTAGATCGATTAGAGCGGTTAATTTATCAAATGTCTATGACTTATAATGCAAACGATGAAAGTTTTAGCAATAACGCTTCTGGGATTTCGCTAGAATTTAAAATGCAAAATCCTAGGAATTTAGCACAAGCGAAAGCTAGGAAGTTTAAAAAAGCATATGCGCAAATGTACAAAATGATTTTTTCATTACCTACGAATGTACCTGCTAATAAAGCGAAAGAATGGTTTAATTTAGAATACACTTTTGACTTTAATATTCCGCGCAATATTAAAGACGAAGCGGAAACTGCACAAAAACTTGAAGGGATTGTTTCAAGAGAAACGCAATTAGGCGTATTATCGATTGTTCCTGACGTAACTCAAGAAATGGAACGTATAAAGGACGAAGAAACGGACGAACGTTTAGATCCTCAAGTTGATTTCAGTAAATTTACTCAAACTACGGAAGAAGTGACCGAAGAACATGAGTAATTATTGGGCGGAACGAGAAGCAAAACATATCGAAGAAATGCTAAAGCGACATGTGAATTACGAACAAGAAATTCATAGACGATATTTACAGTTATGGAAAACGATAGAGGCAGAAATTCAACAGTTTTACGTCGCTTATGCAGGCAAAGAAAAGATTAGTATTGATGAAGCGAAACGACGTGTAAGTAAACACGACGTGCAAATTTTCGCGGAAAAAGCGAAACGTTATGTACAAACAAGAGACTTTTCAAAAGAAGCTAACGAACAATTAAGGTTATACAATTTAACGATGAAGGTTAATCGTTTAGAGCTTTTAAAATCGAAAATAGGGTTGTATTTAACAGACAACACGAATCAGCTACAGACCTATTTTACAGCAATGTTAACAGAGGAAGCTGTAGCGGAGTTTGTACGACAGGCGGGGATATTAGGCGGGTCCATTCTTTCCGAAGAAACCTACCGAATGTTTGCTAAAGCGATTATTGATGGTTCGTTTCATAACGCGACATTTTCGCAACGTTTGTGGGTGAATCAAGATGTTTTGAAAGCAAGTATCGATCGCTTGTTAACAGTTGGTCTATCAGCAGGCAAACATCCAGATATTCTAGCTAGGGAATTACGCAAATTAGTTGTGATTGACAGCTTGCGAGGAAAGGAAACGGCTGATTATGTCGCACGTCGACTGATGGTTAGTGAATCTGCAAGAATACAAAGCGAAGTACAAAAGCAAAGCTACGAAAAATATGGGTATGAAGAATACAACCTAATCGTAGAATCAAACGCTTGTCCTATTTGTGTAGGAATAGCAAGTGCAAATCCACATAAGGTTTCTGAAATGAGCCCAGGAATCAATGCAAGTCCTATTCACAACTGGTGTAGGTGTAGCACTGCACCTGCTTATAAAGACAAAAAGTTCTAGCAAAAGTTAGGCTTTTTTTTATTTGCCTTCTTACTGCTTACAGGCGTTAAAGAGAAAGCTGTTTCGATTGATAGGCGTAACCTATTAATTTCGATTAGCCACGTAATGGCTGGAGGTTTTAACATGAACGAAGAAAAACACTTATTATTACCGATGGATTTACAATTTTTTGCAGATGAACCAAATTCTGATGAGCCAAACTTTGGAAATTCAAACGAATCGGGGGATTCATCGACAAAGGATTCTCAAAATCCAAAAAATGAAAATCCAGACGGAAAAGAAACTGGAAAGACTTTTACCCGTGATGATGTTGCCAAGATGGTCGCAGCAGAAACTAAAAAAGCTGTGGCGCAAGCAAAATCCGATTGGGAAAAGCAAAAATCTTACGAGCAAATGACTGCGGAAGAACGTGTTAAGGCGAAAGAACAAGAAGCTACAGAAAAAGAAGCTTTAGCGGAAAAACGAGAAAAGGAAGCACAAGCTCGTCTCGATCGTTTAACGCGTGCCGAATCTGTTCGTAACGATTTATCTGAGAATGGTCTTTCCGACTACGTAAGTGCTGCACAAGCCGATTTATTGCTTGTGAAAGATACAGACGAGGATACAAAGAAAGCTGTAGACGAATTAAAACAAATTATTTCAAAAGCTAGAGATGGTATCCAAAAAGAATTGCTGAAAGGTCAAACTGTAAACGTTGCTACAGCAACAAAAGAGACCGATTGGCGCAGCAATTTGACTAAAAATTTAGAAAAGAAATAGGAGATGAAAAATTATGCCAGTTATTTTAGATAGCAAAGATTTAAAAGCAATTGACAAAGAATTTGCCGCAGGTTCGCAAGTTTGGGATTTATTGAAAGGCGGAGCTGCTGCAGTAACAGGGGCAGATTTTGTAGGCGCAAAAGAAGTCCGTATCAACAAAATGAAAGGTTTTACTGCTAGTGATTATAAACGTAACGAAGACAATAAACGTTCTAAAATTGATGTGGCAAAAGAAACGTTCAAATTAGAGAAAGAGCGTTGGTTTGGTTATGACTTAGACACATTGGATCAATCAGAAAATGCTTCCTATGAAGTTCAAGCGCTTGTGGAAGAACACACTCGTTTAATTGCGATTCCTGAAAAAGATCGCGTTGCGGTACAACGCCTATTAGAAGCGGCATTTGCGGAAGCAGCGGATGATGATAGCGAAGGAAAATACGTTGGAAAAACGGTAAAAGAAACCATTACTACAGAAAACTCTTTAGCTTCTTATGACGCAGCAGAAGCGTATATGACAGATGCAGAAATTGTCGGTCCGTTTATTATGTTTGCGTCCACTGACTACTATTCAGCATTAAAAAATGCAAAAGGTGTTTCAAAAACATTTACTACGAACGAGCAACAAATTTCAGGTATTAACCGTAAAGTTGCGCAGCTAGACGGTTCAGATACGATTATTCAAAAAGTAGCCAAATCTCGCTTACAAGTTGATTCTACGAAGAAAATTAATTATATTCTTGTGCCTTTGATGGTTTGTTCGCCAGTTGAAAAATACAACTCTATTGATCTAATTCCAGCTTCACAAGACCGTGACGGCTACAGAGATACCATCAAAGGATTAAACTATTATGATGCTATCGTAACTGAAAAAGCTCGTCCTGCCATTTACGTTTCTTACGATTCAAAGTAAGCGCCCCAACCGTTAAAAAGGTAACACCAACGGCAGATGGGGCAGTTATTGAAGCAGAGTAGGTGAGAAAATGTTTCTTCCAGAATATCGCGTATTGCTGGATATTTCAGACGATACCTACAAAAAAGATAAGGAAAAAATTACCAAAATTTGGGACATTACTGAAAAGCAGCTGCTAGCAATCTTATAATTTGGACGACTTCGGGGAATTTCAAGATGAGATTAACGATTATCTTGAAGAACAAGGCTTGATTCGTAAAAGGAAGGTGTCCTTTTTATGAGAACTTGCATTAATTACTACAACAAAAAACACGAGCTGATTTCGGAAAAACTAATAGGCAGTGTAACCGAAGTCGGAACGGAAAAACAAATGACCATTTTCCCTAACATAAAGGAGCAGATGGTCATTTTTCGTTTTAGAGAGCGCCTAGCTATTCGTTCAGGATTTCTTGAATACTACGATGAAGAAGAACAAAAAAATCGAAAATTTACCGTTGTTAAAAATTTGCGTGTTAGCAAAGGAACTTCGGTTTATGGAAGTGAATATCGATGACTTACCGAGTAGATATTTCAGGATTGGATGATTTAATCGAAGCGATTGAAGAAGCGAAAAAGCTAGACGATGTAAAAGAGGTTGTCAAAAATGATACTGCTTATATGGCAAATCGAATTGCAGAAGAAACACCAGTCAGAAGTGGATACTTAAAACGAAGTGAGACACCTTCTATTAAAGATGACGGAATGACTGGCGAAGTCGAAGCGATGGCTGACTATTCAGCATATGTAGAATATGGAACGCGTTATATGTACGGACGTTTCTATATGAAAAAAGGGCATACAGCAGCAGCTAAAAGATTTCTTGATAATATGGAGGCGTTAGTAAAATGACCTTTAAAGACCCGTATTCAGAACTTTACGAAGCATTATTTGGCACTTTGGAGCAAGCAGGGTATGAAACCTATGGGCATTTGCCAGATGATGAGGCATCGTATCCGTTTGTTTTCTTAGGTGAACAATGGTCTAAAGATAGACAAACAAAAACAAGAACGTTAGGTTCAACCAATATTATGATTCATGTTTATGATCATGACGACAAACGTCGAGAATTAAATCAAGTATTAGCCGATGTGCGAAAAATCGTTCATGAATTACGTCAAACTGAAAACTTTAATTGGTTAGTGACGGAAAGTAGCACAGAAGTGATTTATGAAAATACAACCAATTTTGGTACGAGCCTTGCACACGGTGTACTTGACGTCACGTTAGAATTTGAATAAGAAAGAAGGAAACTAGAAATGGAGAAAGCAATCCAAGGTAAAAAAATTAAGTTAATGTTTCGACTAACACGTGAACGTGCGACAACAGCAGCGAAGTTATTAGCTTTAGAAATTTCGCACGAATATAAGTCAGAAACAAAAACAGATACGCAATCAACAAAAGATGGGAATGTTCCTACTTCTGGAATGCCGTCAGCTTCCATCGAGATGGAATTTTTACGGACAGGTACAGAAACTTACAACATGTTGAAATATGCGTACCGTAACGGGCTAGAAATTGATGTATGGCGCATTAATTTTGATAAAAAAGACCCAAAAACAGGAAAATATGAAGCAGAATTTGGCACAGGTTTATTGGATTCATTCGGAGATTCTGCTGAATCTGATTCTAATTCAAGCATTAAGCCAACTCTAGTTTTAAATGGTGATTTAGTGGAAGGATGGGCAACAACGCCAACAGCAGATGGCGCCGTTGTAAAAGTGAAGGAGGAAGAATAATCATGGCAATTACTTATCGTATTTACAAAGGTAGTGAAAAAGTAGTTGAAGGAGCAAGCCCATTAACAATTACTGGGCTTAGTGCGGGAACAAAAATAACAGCTGGTACGTATCATATTGTACGTGTGCAAGATGAAAAAGAATCTGAAAAAGTAGCTATTCCTGCTTTTACTGTGCAATCGTGAGAATATGTTGGATAGAGTAGAAATGAGGTGATTAAGATGAGCGAATTTTTTGAAAAGTTTCGAATCTATAAAAAAGTGGGAAGAGTTTTGGTAAGTGAAGGAAGCTCGCCGCTACGAATTTCTAAAATATTATCAAATACGTCGATAGCAACTGGCGAGTACATTTTAGTTGGTGTTTATAATATAGACGGCAAAGAAATAGAACTATCAGAAGTAGATATTCCTGCTTTTAAAACAGGTCTGATTACTCCAGATATTTACTCTATAGGTAGTAGCTATGTTACGGGAAAATATGAAGGATTATCACCAACAAAAATTGCTTTAATTGTGAATGATGAAAAGCAACAAACTGTAAAATTATCAGAAGAAGTAACTTCTAAAAAACAATTCCGATATTATAAACAAGGTCTTAAAGCTTCAGATAGGGTGAAGGTTGTTTTATATGACGAGTCTTTAGAGTTAGGTACTTCTGATGTCGTTATACAATCTGCATATTCTATGAGCATGACTGCTAATGAAATGAAAGCCAAGTTAGATGAAAAAAACATAGAATATAAAACGTCTGATACAAAAGAAACACTTTTATCATTACTACAGAAAAACGAATAAATAATTAGGAAGATCTATATTAGGTCTTCCTTTTTTAGGAGGAATTTTACATGTCAACAAACGTAAAACCTGTCGCAACAATTAACGGAAAAAAATATCCTTTGATTTTCGGTTTTAAATTTTTAAACGAAATTAACACATTAAAACCTGACGTTGAAGAAGTAGACGGCTTCGTTCAATTGGTTGGTGGGTTACAAGATGGCGACGCTTTTGCCTTTCAAAAATTAATGCACGCAGCGTTAATTACTTATGATGACTTAACAACGAAAGAAATTGACGACTACTTAGAAACGTCAGAAGAGGCTTTAACGTTGTTTGAAAATTTTATCTCTTTCTTGGAGCAAGCACCGTTAACGGCTCTTCGGACGAAAAAATCACTAGAAGCAATCAAAAAAATCATGGCTTACATGGAACAGATACAAGCCAATCAACAAGAAACGACAGCCTAGATTATGACGAAATAGTTGTCACTTGTTTTCAACATTTCCCCAATATCACTTTAAAAGAAATTGAGCGTATGACTCCTTATGAATTTAATTTACGGATAAAAGCTGTAAATTTACGTGCAATTAACGAAGAAAGGAAACTATACGTTAACGCATTAGCTACACGTATTTTTACAACACCAGATGAAAAAGGGCAACGCTATATTTTTAACGAAGTGAAAGATGTCTATGACTTTGAAAAGCTTGAACGCGATGTGCGAGGGGAAATCTCGCAACGAGAAGTGGAAAAGCTAAGTGAGCTAGAAGAAAACGCTCGTCGATTAGAACAAGCAAGAAAAATTGTTGAGGAAAGGAGGAAACAACGTGGCACAAAGTAAAACGGTAACAGCTATACTTACAGCACGTGATAACAATTTTACCAGTGCGATGAATGGCGCTGTGTCTTCGCTAAAAAAACTTAATTCAAATGCTTCTGATATTCCTAGTAATTTGAATACAGTGAATGGTGCGATGAAAAGTTTCGGTGATAAAACCGCAAGTATCGGCCAAAGCATTGAAAAAGTCGGTCGATTCTAACGGTAAAGTCATTTATTCTTATGATGATTTAGAAAAAGGCCTTAGAGATTTAGCAAAAGAATTACCCACTAGTCATGAAGAAATTGCAAAAGTAGCAGAAGCAGCTGGACAGTTAGGAATAAAAACTGATAAAGTTGTCGGATTTACTAAAACAATGATCGATATGGGCGAATCAACAAACATGTCAGCCGATTCAGCAGCTACTTCCCTAGCTCGTTTTGCTAATATTACTGGGATGTCCCAAGATAAATTTAGTAATCTTGGTTCATCAATTGTTGACTTAGGGAATAATTTAGCGACTACCGAATCAGAGATCACAGAGATGGGCCTACGCTTAGCAGGTGCTGGTAAAATAATCGGCATGACCGAAGGAGATATTGTAGGTTTTGCAGCGGCGTTATCATCTGTTGGTATAGAAGCCGAAGCGGGTGGTTCAGCTTTTACAAGATTAATGGTAGAGATGCAACTAGCGACTGAAACGGGTGTTGAAGCGTTTGAACCATTGAAACAAGCTGTGGCTGAGCAAGGCTTATCTTGGGAATCTTTTGTACATGCAGTTAATTGGGGCGGAAAAGAGCTTACAGCAGTTTCTAAGCAGATGGGGATACCTACCTCAGAATTAAAGAAAATGTACAAAGAAGCTGGTAAAGCTACAGGTAGTCTGGAAGATTTCGCAAATGTAACAGGTCGAACGAGTGAAGAATTTGCACAACTATTCAAAAGCAATCCTTCCCAAGCACTGATTGAGTTTATTCAAGGTTTAAGAGATTCAGAAAAACACGGAATATCAGCTATTAAAGTGCTTAATGACATGGATATTACAGAAGTTCGATTACGTGATAGTTTATTACGTGCAGCTAATGCAAGTGATGTCTTTGAAGGTGCTGTAAAACGAGGTAATGAAGCGTTTAACGAAAATACGGCTCTAGCAGAAGAAGCTGGCAAGCGATACGGAACTACAGAATCCCAATTAAAGATTTTACGTGGTCAATTAAACGATGTAGCAATTACGTTTGGTGGTCCATTAGTAGCCGCATTAAATAGCGCGATAAGTGCTGCTAAGCCTATGATTGAAGCTTTAGCAAATATGGCTGAGGCTTTTGCATCAGCTGATCCAAAAACGCAAGAGTTCATTTTGAAAATGGCTGCGTTAGCTGCTTCTGCTGGTCCTGTGTTAAAAGGGGCTTGAAAGTGCAGGAGTTAATGTAAATGTATTAACAAGATTCACCACGTTAGGAGAGACTATTTCAGGTCTTTTTCCTACGTTAGATACATTTAGAGCAAATCTTCGTGCAAGCCAAAGACAGCTAAATATGCTAGGGGAAGGGAATAAAGTTACTAACTTTTTCCGTTCTTTTTCTGCTTCTTTACAATTATCTAACAGCAAATTAGCGAAATTTGCCTCTGTTGTTATTAATCCTATTGGGTCGCTAAGGAATTTATCTTCTGCAGCTGGCAAATCGGGAACGGTTTTATCAGGGCTTGGCGTAGCCGCCTCAAAAGCAGGTGGAGGTTTTAGAACATTTGCAGCAACAGGGATACGATCTATAGTACTTCCTAGCTCCGCGAGTGTTACTAAAACAATAAAAGGATTAGGAAATACCTTTAAATGGTTAGGTACTGGTACGATTGTCGGTGTCACTTTTGCAATAGCAGGTTTTGTAGATGGCTTACGCGCTATTGTTACTGTAGGAAAAACAGCGGTAAACGCTATAATGGCAATTGCAAACGGCGTAAAAGGACTTTGGAAACGGCTAAAAGGTGATTCTAAAGGCGCAGACAAAGCTTTTAAAGATGTGAAAAAAAGCATGTCTGATATAGGCAAGGATTGGGACACCAGAAGGAAAATCAGAAGCAGAGAAGCAAAAGATTTTTGCCAATGCTTCAAGCCAGTATATGAAAGCTGTTCAATCGTCCAATAATGATTTGTTAAAAGTTTATACGGATTATTCTAATCAGTTGAAAAATAACAAAACGATAGCTTGGGGAAATTCAAGCGCAACAAGTGCAAGAAAATAACGCCCAAATTCAGCAACTAGAAACACAAAAGAACCAAGCAAAAACAGAATCTGAAAAAGCAGCTTTCCAAAATCAAATTACACAATTACAAACGCAAAATGCTCAAATACGACAAAGTGAATTAGAGCAAGGAGCTCAACTTCTATCGATTATTTCACAAAATGGTGCAAATAAAATTGCAGTGACAGCTGATAATTTAGCACAACTTCAGGGATTGCAAAGTAATGATCCAACGAAGTGGGCGAATATGTCAAGAGCTGACATTGTGAATACTTTACAATCATTACCACCTGATTTGTTTAAAAACGGTCAAGATGGTAAAAACAAATTAATCGACGGGTTGAACTCAGGAAAAGTTGAAATCAATAATGTCGGTCAAGAGTTAATGAATCAGATGAACTCAGGCGTAAAAAATAAGAAAGCAGAAGCGGAAAAAACTTCTGGTGATGTAGCTTCATCTGGTGCAAAGGGCGCAAAAAGTAAAGGTAAAGAATACGATAGCACAGGTGGTTATCTTGGTGGTGAACTAGGCACTGGGTTAGCGAAACAGAAAAGTAACGCAAAACAAAAAGGTACCGAATTAGGGTCAGCGCCTGTTGAAGGAGCAAAAACGAAAGCTTCTGCTATGCGAAGCGTAGGAGAACAGCTTGGAAGTAGTTTTGTTCAAGGATTGGCTTCACAGGTTGGTTCAGCTACTAATGCAGGAAGAGATTTAGGAAATGCTGTTAAAAGTGGTGCTAGCTCGGTAAGTATGGTATCAGTCGGTTCGAATCTAGCTAGTGGTGTTGCTTCTGGTATTCGGGCAAGCCAAGGTGAAGCTGTGTCCGCCATGCAAAATTTAGTAGCTGCAGTTAATGCCGAAGCACAGAAAAAAGCAAAAATTAAATCACCATCACGTTTATTGAAATATGACGTTGGTGTTTTCCTTGCACAAGGTGTAGCTGCAGGTATTCGAGAAGATACGTCGGTTGCCGTACAAAGTGCAAAAGATATGATTTCAAGTATNGTTGGTGTTTTCCTTGCACAAGGTGTAGCTGCAGGTATTCGAGAAGATACGTCGGTTGCCGTACAAAGTGCAAAAGATATGATTTCAAGTATTCATCAATCCATTACGGGTAGCCGTTTGATGAAACGTTCAAATGCAATTGAGGTAAAACATTCTATAGATAATACGCCAATGGGAAAAATGGTAGAAATTTTAGAAGAAATACGACATTTAACTGTTGTGATGGATACTGGCCAAGTAGTGGGAGCGCTAGGTAGCCCAATGAATCTTAATTTAGCAGAACAACAAAAGCAAGATGGGAGGTATCGTAGTTGATTGAAATTGTAGAATATATGGCCAAAGGTCGTTTTAATAGCAAAGAACACGGTTTCTACATTATTGAACACGATGCTCCTTCCGCGGAAGAAGTGGAAATTATTGAACAGATCCCTTTCATGCAAGGTCAGTATGATTTTTCCATGCTTACAGGAGAACGAATTTTTAGTAATCGGACTGTTACAGTTACCTTTTGGCGACCTAATACGCCTTACGAAGAACGAAAGTCGTTAGAGGCGAAAGTAAAAGAAGAATTGATGATGGATGGAATTGATTACATTGATGATTCTTGGTTACGTTCAGGGCTTCGCTGGTATGGAAAATGCAAAAGTGTGAAAGCAGAAGATGATGCGTCAAGTAATTCATTAACATTAACTGTAGAATTTGACGTGTATCCTTTTGCTTTAAAGGAAAATATTTCTTATTCCGATGTCTTTGACGAGGACTTTTTCACAGATGATAGCGCCGATAATTGGACAGGCTACTATATCCATGGGCAAAGGGAAATTTTCCTTATTAATATGGGAGCGAATGCTTCTAGTCCAACAATAAAGGCATCGTCTACAATGCAATTAACTACTGATGACGGAACAACAATAAAAGTTCCGAAAGGCGAATCGCAAGATTATTTCTTTAAATTAAAAAGAGGGACCAACCACTTAACTATTTATGGCGAAGGTCATATCTCTTTCTTTATGTCTAGTGAGGTGATGGTCTAATGTATCGAGTATTATTGTTTGATAATCCAAACAGAAAGAATCCAAAGATTGTTCATGAGCCATATAGCTATGGTGAGAAAATCAAAGATAGTGAAGTATATTTATCGCTTAACGGATTAGGAATTTCTACTTTTGAATTTACTTTTAATATTAACAATAAATACTATCAAAAGATTGAGCCGATTATTCACTTTATCCAGATTGTGGATGTTACAAGAAATAAAGAAATTTTTTATGGTAGAGTTGCTAAAATCACGAATAAAATGGAAGCATCAGGAAGCTTTTCTCAAACTCTTTTAGCGGAGGATGAGAAAGCTTTTTTATATGATTCTGTTCAAACCTATATGAAACCAACACGGATGACTGTATCTGCTTATTTACAAAAAATACTCGATGCACACAATAAACAAGTTGAAGCGCATAAGCAGTTTCGGCTTGGTGAAGTGAATGTTGTAGATAATGGGGACTTGCTAAGAGGATTAGGCTATCAAAGTACAGCTGATACCATTAAAGAAAAATTGTTGGATAGGCTGGGCGGTACGTTAACACTTCGACGCGTTGGAAATATAAATTATTTAGATTATCTATCTAATTATGGTGTGAACAGTGAAACTCCTTTACAGTTAACCAAAAATCTAAAAAGTGCTACTCGAGATATTGATATTTCTGAATTGTTTACAAGGATTGTGCCCGTCGGTCAAGATATTGAAGATACGTCAAATACTGATATTGAAGTGGGAACAGATTTTTCACGACCTAAATACACCATCGAAAAAGTAAATGGCGGTAAGAATTGCCTTGATGATGAAGCGTTAATCAAAAAATTTGGATTAAACACGGGCATTGTAGAATTTTCAAATGTCAAAGACCCATCAATTTTAAAACGTCGAGGGTTGCAATGGCTAAAAGACCAAAGCTTGATGCTGGTAACTTGGACAGTTGAAGCCATTGAGTTAGGGCTATTGGATAAACGGTATGAATTAATCACTTTAGGAAACAGTTATAAAGTAGATAATCAATTTATTTATGCTGTAGAACGATTACAAGTGATTGAGAAAAAATTTAGTATTTTAGAACCGCAAAAGGTTACTTTGACTATTGGTTCGAAAAAGAAAAAACTGACCGATTATCAAAACGAAATAAAAGCTATTCAATCCAATTTAGTAAACGTAAAAAAATTTGCGACGGCAGGAGTTCAAAACATATCAGAGTTGATAAAAAGACAGGAAGAATTTGACAATGATTTATCTGTTCAAAGTAGTAAAGTTAGTTCTTTGGAAGACTTAACCAGTGAATTATCAACAACCGTGACAGAATCGACGGAAGCCTTTAAACAATTAGCAAGTGATTTAACAAATACAGTCGAATCTGTAGGTACTGCTCAAACTGAGATGAAAAAGGCGTTAGACGATTTAATTAAGCGCGTAGAGAAATTAGAAAAATAAGAGAGGTGAGACGGTTGGCACAAGAATTTAAGGATACTCGACCAACAAATGAACCAAATACAACAGTTGATTATCAAGACCCGACCGATGTCGATGAGGTGCAAGATGAAATAAAAAACGGTGTGATTGATCCTATTTCTCAAACGTTCGCTTTGTGGATTCGAACAAAGATGTATCGACGACATGTTCGAGAATCTTTAGCTCGTATGATGGAGTATACCAGTGTTTTATTTAATAAAATAAAGGCTATTTCTGAAAATACAGAAAAACGCCAATCTAAAGTAGAACAACGTCAAACCAATTTAGAGGAACGTTTTAAAGATGTAATCGCAAATGCTACAACAGATAGCGAAGTTATCGATGCTCGAAGTAGTGAACGTTTGGGGAATTTTAAAACGTTGGATGAACGGCTAGAATATTTTGAAAATATTATTGCTTCTGTAATTCCAGTTGGTTTTGATGTAACTATTGTTCACAATTTAGGAGCTCAACCAGTCGTTAATGTTCGTACTTGGACACATGGTATAGGTGTACTGCCTTTAGGTACAGAACCAACAGGGTTATTTGGCGGTAGTGCTTCTCAATCAATTCAAAGCACTGTAAGACATGTTAATTCTTCAGAGTGCATTGTATCTATTCCTTTGGATTATACAACGGAATTTTTACCAGTAAAAATTAATGAATATAAATATTTACTTATAGATGAAAAAAATAGTCGATCCATAGTGTTTGATTTAATTATATAGAAAGGATGTTGAGAATATGGAATTAACCAGAATTTATCGAGGGATGGAGAACGGAGCAGAAGCTATTGAAGAAAATTTTGATAGTCTTGAAAAGTTACTAAATAAGTTATCTGAAACAAATATTTTAAATGTAGGTAAAAAAGTTTGGTCAGGAGCATGGTATATGGGGGAAAATCAATCAATTAATCCGAGTTTACCATTGGATCAATGTCTTTCTGGCTGGTTATTTTTATATCAACCATATAACACAAGTACAAGCCTAGGAGACAATTGGGATTTGAACTATGTATTTGTTCCAAAAACGCATATAGTGGAATTTGGAGGTCGTGCGGTTGTTCATCATTTAGAAACATTGAATGGAGCAAAATACAACAAATATATTTATATAAGCAATACGCAAATTTTAGGCCATAAAAATAATAATACTGCTTCAAAAACTTTTGTATTGACACGGGTGTATGCAATTTAAGAAAGGAGAAAGTTAGCTATGAAAATTTGGATTGAAAATAGAATTGGCTATTTAGAAGGTTATTCTACAATGGAACAACCAGATAATGTTGAGCTTGAAGTGAAAAAAGAACCGTTTGATTTTATGAATTGGCGTTATGATGGCGCACAATTGATTCATGATCCAGAAAATGCACCACAACCAGAGCCAACACCACCAACCGACATTGAGGTATTACAAGCCGAAAATGCGGAATTAAAACAATTGAATTCAAAACTCATGGTTAATGACGTGAATTTAAAAAAAGAGCTTTCAGAAGTAACGAAAAAAGCGGATAATTTTGCGCAAATTAGTGCAAAATCAATGCTTGCGATTAATCAATTAACCAATCAGGTAAAAGAAATTAACGAAAAATTAGCAGAAGGAGTGGAATAAAATGTTTACATTTGATGACATTAAAATGATGTATGACTGGGGCTGTTTTACAGATGAACAAGTTGCAGAATTTGTACCACTTTGTATAACAGAAGATGAATTTACAAAAATGACAGGAAAACCGTTTAGCAAAAGCTAATCGGTTTTTATTATTGGAAGGTGGAAAACATGGTGATTATTGATAATCAAGCGTTAATAGCAGAATTTAAAAATTTAATTTCAAACGGCTTTATCCAAGTGTTTGTTTGGATTGTTTTAGGAGATATTGCAACAGGTATTTGTAAGGGAATCTACAGGAAAGAAGGAAATAGTACAAAGGGATTACCTGGATTAATTAAACATTTACTTGTTGTATGTTTAGTTATAGTGACCTATCCATATTTAAAAATAATGGGATTTTCATCTATTGCTGATGGTTTTGTTTTATTTTACATTGCTGTTTATGGTCTTTCGATTACAGAAAACTTAGGGCAGCTAGGTATCCCATTACCTTCTTGGGTTAAAAATCATTTAAGCAAATTAAAAGATGAAAATGATAAAGGAGGTGAACCGAAAGATGGTACAAGTGATTAATCAATCTGTTTGTGGAGGGATTGCTGGTAGACGCCCCAATGCAACCCCAAAAGGCGTTGTCATTCATAATGATGCAGGAAGTATTTATGCGACTGCTGCGCAATATGTTAATGCTTTAGCTGTAATGTCTCCTACGCAATTAGCGAATGGTTTTGCTCATTATTATATTGATCGAAATACAATTGCACGTGTAGAAGATACATTCAACGCAGCTTGGCATACAGCAAATTCAGATGGAAATTTGAACTATGTTGGTTATGAGGTTTGTCAATCGATGGGCGCTAGCGATGCAGACTTCTTAGCGAATGAGCAAATGACATTTAAGCAAGTAGCCGAAGATATGAAGTTTTGGGGAATGCAACCTAATAGAGATACTGTAAGATTGCACAAAGAATTTGTTCCTACAGCATGTCCTCACCGTTCGTGGGAATTGCACGGAAAAGAAACAAATGCAGTAAAAGACTATTTTATTAGCCAAATAAAAAAATATATGGGAAATCGAAACGAAAGCAATAGTAACTCAAGTAATAACAATCAAAATACAATAAAAGGGAGAGAAGCAACGATGTTTTGTTTATATCAACGACCAATTAATAGTAAAACAGGAAAATTAGAAGATAACGGGGACCACTGGGCTACATTCTTCTGTAATGGCGTGAATTGCCGACGTTTATATCATGGCGATGAGGCAGAAGTAATAAAAACAGTATACAGAGAGAACAACGGAAAAGAAATACCGTTCTTTGGTAAAGAGAAATGGCCTAAAAACGCACCATGGTACAAACGTTTAGAGACTGTTTGTCCAGTTGTAAAATAGCTTGAAATTTAAAAGTATCTGATTTAAAATATAGTTACCTTTTGATATTTCCATATTTGACCTTCTTTTATGAGAGTAAAAGAAGGGTGCACCTATCTTTTTCCAAGTCCTAATATAGAGAGTCTTATTTTTATTGAAATATAGAAAAGAAAGCGGTAAAATATATTCACCAAACAATTTTTATTTTATCACTACCTCTTGCCGCCTTTTCCAAACGAGGCGGCATCTTTTTACATAAAAATTATTGAAGTTAAAAATGACCATTCTTTTCTGATAAGATGGTCGTTTTTTGTTATTTAATTAAATTTAAGTATTACGAACTAGTTCAATCTGGAGTAACTTGGATTAACCTTTGTGAAAAAATGTGACTAATTATTAGTTATTTGTCGTTTTTAAGTAAATTTTGTAGTTGCTTAATTTATTAGCTAATGTTATATTATGTATGAGAGAGATAGCAACTTCTCCCTCGCTTTCAAGCTCAGATTGGATCAATTTCAATCAAAGTGGGAACGGAGTGCACCCACGATCCCCAGCAGGTGGGTTAACCTAGCGTTGGTCTGCATGGGACGGTATCCATGTTTTGCACTCTTTTTTTTTGTCTAAAATTATAAAGGAGTCATAAAAATGCCTAAAGATTTGCAAAAAACATATAATTTCTTTTTATCAAATCTTGATGGTAGAATGGCTGTTATTACAACATCATTTACAAAGTTAGATTGTTTTTATATAAAATTTGATATTTTACAACTGCCACATTTATTAGGGTTACACAAAATTTATAATGATTCGCCTAAAATAATTTGTCAAAAATTGAAAAATAAAGCCATTACATATAAGCATTTGCAAAGACATTGTAATTTCGGACTTATAAAAGATAGAGTAGAATTATTTGAGTTTATTTTAGAAATATTTTTAGAAGGATATAATGATTCAGTGATATATGTATCTGAAGCAGACAGATTTGGTTCATCTATGAAATTAGATATAGCGTTTAGTCATCCTCATAAAAATAAAACATTGACACTAGGATTACGAGAAATCAGTAATTGTGTTTATGCACCAGTTACTTTCTATGTATCAAAGAATAATCGTCCAATATTTCCTAAATCGAAAAGAGCCAAAATTCTAACTTTAGAAATGATTACATTTAATCTATAGGTGTTTAGAAATAAATTTCAGGACCATTAGCTCAGCTGGTTAGAGCAAACGGCTCATAACCGTTCGGTCACAGGTTCGAATCCGTCATGGTCCATAATTAAAGGCTTACTTCTCGTTTGAGAGGTAAGCCTTTTGTTTATCTATTTCAATATTAATCTGTCAATTCTTTTGAATTACTTTTGATTTTTCTATTTAATTTAGTATAAAGCTTGTAGAAACAACTTTTTCTAAAGGAAAATACTTTTGAAATACTTTTGTTTTTCTAGCTTGGTTGTACTGTATAAAACAAAAATATTTTTATAATGGTAATTAAGAAATAAGCAAATCCCTACTTCTCGTTGTGAGAGGTAGGGATTTTTTTGTTTATTTGCCACAAACTTGCCACAAAAAATAGTGAAAATATGAAAAAATACATTAAATAAAAAACTTTGGAAATCTCAAAAACCTTGATAAATCAATGTTTTTATATCATGAAATACATGCTATAATGGAGTTCAAGGTTCATCAACCGTATAGCGTAAATTGCTGAAAACCTTTATAAATAAGGGTTTGTATCGACGTTTTAAATTACTTGCCACAAATTTGCCACAAAAAATTATAAAAAATTTTCGTATCTTGAAATGGAATCTGTTTCCATTTTTTTAGATACATGTAGATAAACATTTGCGGTCATATTGATCGTGTGATGACCTAAGCGTTCTGAAACAAATTTTATATTAGAACCACTTTCTAAAAGATGCACAGCATGCGAATGTCTTAGCGCGTGCGGGGATAATTTAGGAATATCTGCTAATGTACATATTGTCGTAAAATACGTTCTGTAATTACACTGTTTTAAGAAGTCACCTTTTGAATCTGTGAATAAAAACTCTTTATTCAATATGAAAGCGTTTGATTTTAAAGAGTGTTCAATTTTCTTTATTTTAAAGCTTTTCAAGAGTTCGATACATTTTTTATCAAGCATAATTGTTCGATAGCTTGATATGGTTTTGGGTGTGGTAATAAAATTTTGATTGTTTTCACGGTATAGAGTTTTGTTCACTGTTAGTTTATTTTCTGTAACATCTTCCCATTTTAATGCTAACGCTTCACCTAGCCTCAATCCAGTTCGAGCAAGTAAAAAAGTAAGTACATAATATTGATAGTTAATGAAAGGCTTTGTCCCTTTATAAGATTCAGCAGTGACTAAAAGAGTTTGTAACTCTCTTTTTTCGAAAAACTGAATCGCTGTTTTTCTCTTTTCCGTTTTAGGATATTTAATATTTTTCATAGGGTTAGAATCTATTAATTTAAAGTCGTTAACAGCATCCTCTAAAGCACTATTAAAAGTTGAACAATAGGATTTGGCTGATTCAATAGATAGATGCGTACACATCTCGTTTACCCAATTTATGCAATCTATACGACGAATTTCGGTTATTTTATAATAAGCAAATTGGGGTAGAATGTGTAAACGAATTGCTCTATTTAACTTTGCTAAGGTTGATTTTTTTACTTGTTTTTCTTTTAGTTTTATCCAACTATTCAAATATTCCTGAACTAAAATATCCTTGTTGTGTTGTACAACTAGTCCTGAATTTAGCTTTCTTTCTAGCTCGTTTGCTGCAGCTTGTGCATCCCTTTTAGTTCTAAATCCGCTTTTTGAAACCTCTCTAAATTTTCCATTCTCTTTGTATCGAATGCGATAGCGCCATTTTCCGTTAGGTTGTTGCTTAATACTTGCCATAATTAAATTACCTCACTTTCCGAAAGAACTTATGTTCGTTTTTTGCTTTTTAAGAAAAGCCCGAAGGCTAATCTTTTATAATTTATTATCGTTAAAATAATGAGCTAGTCTATCTAAAATGTTGGAAGGTAAATTAAATACTTGGTATATATTTTTCCCAGCAAAAGAATACTCATTATAGTTATTAAAAAACACAATCAATTCTTTGATAAAATCTTGTAATATATATTTGTCATCAATTAATAAGAATAGACTAATTAAAACAGAATAAAGATCATTAAAAGTATGCTGTGTATCTTTCTTGAAATATTTAAAAGCATCTATTGTGTTTAAATGTTTTATTTTTAAGTCTTTCGTAACTTTTAGAGAAAAAGTTCTATTTCCGTGGGCGGTACAATTTCTATAATCGTATATTTGGGTTAGAGCCCTATCAAAAAAATCTAGTTGATCTTCTAACTTCATTGTAAGATTTGGGATGTTGAAATCTTGTATTATTAATTGTTTGTGCGGATTCCGTAAAATAGAATACCATATTTTTATTGTGCCAAAACTCATACCTTTTACAATTATCCAAGGAGGAATAGAAGAATATCCAGAAGAAATATAATGTTTGGCTGAAATGTCATTTTGTTTTATATCGTCAAGTTTTCGCATTAGTTCATAAAACTTGCCTCTATTGTAATTTCTTAAAGAATATTTTTCTTTTTTTAAATATTCAAGTTCATTTACGCCGAAATTTTTAGCAACTAAATATGATACACTACTCTTTAATTTTTTCTCTACAATTAAAGAATATTTAAATAGAATTCCACTTAATTTTAAATCAATCCAATGTAATTCATATAAGGTTTCTATTCTTGTATCGGGAACATATATATGATTATCTGTAAATAAGTCTTTATAACCATTTATTATCGTATAGTATGAAAAATTTTTTAATATCTGTTTTGCAACATCATCATCGGATATCAATAACCCCTTTTCTTTTAACAGGATTAACTGTTCATCATAACTATAAAATTTAATATCTTTCAAAACAAAAAAGACCTCCATTCTTTTAAGAATAAGGTCTTTTTTCGTAGTCGCCTTGTAGGCAAACCATTTCAGTTAACCTTATTCTAAACTCAATAAAATAAAATGTCAATTCATAAAATTTACAAGATCACCTAAAGAGATTTCTTTATTAGTATTTGAATATCCATTTGATTGAGTATTATTAATGTTGATAGTTTCTTTTGTTTCTTGCATTGTTGCGTTTAGCAACGGAGAAAGATTTGTTTGTAGTATGGAGGCTAGGGATGATTTTGATGTTCTTGTTACTTTTGAAACTTCTGAAAATTTGTCAAATATATTTGTTATTTCAAGAAATTCTTTAGTTTCACCATAGTACCCTAAAGATTCACCAGTTTCAGGATCGGTAACTTCTATTCCTTTATCAAAAATAGATACCTTATCTCCGAGTTTAATTTTTCCTAAGTCTTCAAAATCATCACGCCCATAATTAATTAGAAGAGTATAAGAATTGGGAATTTGTATAACTTTTATTTCTTTCATTTTACATAACCACCTTTCATAAAACTAAAACTCCTTATTACATATATTAAAAATTTATGATTCAACTGTATTATTTATCATAAGAATCTGTCAAATTCATCTGGTAAACCAAAGCAGATAAGTTTTTCATATTTTGTCATGTATTCAAACCCTTCTAGCGTAGGGTCTAAAATGAGATGAGTAGTGAAATAGTTTGCTTCTTTTTCAATCTTTAATTCAGAAGTAAGCGTGTTTTTAGAAAGCATAGGTGTATTTTCTTTAGGGTGTAAGATACAGTGTCCTAATTCGTGAGCACAGGTTATGTGCTTTTCTACAACGCTTAATTCTGAATTTATGTGAATTATTTTTATTTGGTTAAACATACTGTAGTAGCCATATATTTCCCCTAAGGGCTCTTCTGAAATTAATATTTTTAATTCTTTTGCAAGTCTGTAAGGATCGCGTGTCTGATAGAATTTGACCAGTTTATCGATCTTTTCATCAATTTGTGGTAAATACATAGAAGACAGCTCCTTTTAATTGCGGTACTTTTTAGGTGTGTATTTTTTCTTCGCTTCTATTTTTGAAATTCTAAGAGCATTTTCAAGAGAACTGATTAACGCCTCTTTTGTTTCTTCGCTCATTTCCCCATCTTCTTTTGAAAAGGCTAAAGCGCCGCCGTTAGATAAATCATCTATTAATGACTGTAATTGTTTTTGTATGCTACGTTCATCCTTATCGGTTAAGTCGTAGTAATTCTTTTTTTCTGTACGTCCTAAGAGATAATCTACAGATACATCAAAGTAGTCAGCAACCTTTTGTAAGGTTTCTGCTTTGGGACTTTGATTTTTCCACTTGTAAATAGTGTTTTTTCCGAATCCTACGTTGTCTTCTAGTTCTGATATAGAAATTCCTCTTTTTTTACATAATTCTTTAACTCTATCAAAAAGCATAATATCACCCTTCTAAGAACTTACAAAACAAAGATAAGAAAGTTGGATAAAAACTGTTGACAAAATTATCCAATTGGCTTATTATGAGTTTGTAAGCTAGTTAGTCAGCTAAAAAAGACATAAGAATAGCATGATAATAAATCTAAACGTTTGCCGACGAATAAAGATTTTATAAGGCTTATCTATAGTCTTATTTAACTATGTCTATATTTTATCTTTTTGGATAGACAAAGTCAACATTTTTAGCTAATAAATTAGCTAGCTTTAAATTAAAAAGGAGGTCATCAAATGTATATAACAGATTTTGCGGAGTTAGCAGAAATTATGATGAAGCGCAAAAATATTCTACTGAAAGATATTGCTGAACACATCGGCACTTCTGGAGTGTATGCGCGACAAGTTATTGAAGGTCACCAACGTGGAGAAAAAGCAGATTTTTACAAATTGAAAATTGCAGACTTTTTAGACATTGACCGAAAATATGCGAATGTAAAACAACCAGTATAGGAGGTGAGAGAGATGGAAATAACAATTAAAGTAACTGAGCGAGAAATAAGAAATATCCTCTCAACTATCGCAAGTAGTCAAGAGGATAAAAACAGCAAAAACATCACTGAACTGTTATTAAATGGACAAAAGATTATTTAAAGTCTTCTGTCATAGCTTCTAAAGAAGCTTCATATAATTTTTTGTACTCAATATAAATGTCAAAAACAATATCTTCACCATTTTGTATTCGTTGATCAATTATTGATTTTGCAAAAGGTAATGATGCAATGGCCAAATCATGAGCACGTTGTTCGTTAGTTAAAGACATATTATTCACCTCGCTTTCAAGTAAATTTTATCAAGAGGTGAAAAACAAGACAACCAGTTTAGGAGGTGTAGCCATGTTTTCACAACCAGAAGTGCCAGTACAAGTTAACGTACAAGTGGATAATCAATATCTTGATAAACATCTAAAAGAATATGTTGAACAATATTGTAAAACTTTTTTACAACCTGAATGGTACACAATGTCGGATATGGAAAAAATCACTCGACACAAACGGGCGTGGATTATGCAAAACATTGTTGATGATCCGTATGTAAAAAAGAATAAGCTAGCTAAAAAAGAAAGTGATAGCGTAAATGCGCAATGGCTGTTTGATGCTGAACGCATTAGACCGTTTTTAAAACGGTTATATATCGAATTGCCTGATTATTAATTTTTTTAAGGAGGAAAAAATGGACAACTTAGTAATTATGAAAGACCAACAAGCGGTAACAAGTAGTTTACAAGTTGCAGAAGTATTTGAAAAGCAACATAAGCATGTTATTGAAGCAATAGAGGCTAAAATTCAATCGGCCGAAAATTCGGCTTATTACCAAAACATGTTTGCTGAAGGAGAATACAAAGATTCAAGAGGTAGAAAACAAAGATTGTACTACATGAATCGAAATGGCTTTTCTTTTATTGCATTTGGATTCACTGGGAAAAAAGCAGATTCATTCAAACTGAAATACATTGAAGCTTTTAACCAAATGGAGGAACTGCTTAAAACTCAATCAAACTTACCGATTAATAACACAGAATTGTTATTAGAAGCTGCGTTAAAACATGAACGTGGATTGACTCTTGTAAATCAACGTTTAGATAAGCTAGAAACAGAAACAACAATTAATAGAAGCCAACAACGAAAGATACAAGGGCTAGTTTCATCAACTGTTATCAAAGTATTAGGTGGCAAAAAAGCATTGGATTATCAGGATTCAAGTATTAAGCAATCAGCCTTTAGTAATTGTTATAAACAATTGAAAGCATTATTCGATGTAGCATCTTATGTAGACATTCCAAAAGTTCGATATGAAGAGGCTGTAGCTCTAATTCCTAGATGGAAGCCTAACTTAGAATTACAAGCAAGAATTGATATGGCTAATGGTAATGGAGATATGTTTAAAGAAATAGGATAGTAATGATAAAAGGATAAGCCTTAACTTATCCCCAGTTAAAAGTAGTGTCAACAATAATAGCTTTTTGATCCATATCACTTTTGATGGATTCAATAATTTCTAAAACAGAAGATTTATAGTAATAAGTCTTGCTTGATGCGATTACTTCATTTTCTTCGGTTTTAATTACAAAATAGTATTTTTTATTAGAAGCTTTCTTTATTACAAAAAACATTTTGACACCCCGCTTTCAACTGAATTATATCAAAAAAATTATAGGAGGGTAAATATGAAAGTAATACGTGAAACACGATTGATAGGCGCATTTTTATTGATGATTGCGCTAGGTGTGTTATTGAAAAGCCACTTTTCAGTTCCAGTGTTGGCAACAATAAGTGTACCTCTTTTTATCCGTTGGTTTTTAATACACATACTTTTGTCACAGATGATCCAAACGATTTGATGGATATATTATCGAAGATTTTTCGAGGTGAGTTGAAATGACTAGAAAAGAAAAGTTAAACCAAGCAAAAAAAGTAAATACTCCAAGCTGTTTATAAGAGAGGAGTATTTCAAATTTATTAAAGGTAGGTACTTCTGTATGAAAAAATTTATCGGAACGTTTTTAATATCAATGTTGTTAATCATGGCATTTTTTATAGGGGATTCGCTAGTGTCATGGATAAATATTATAAAGAAAAGTCCTACAAATTTCTTATATGACTCTGTCGGCTTATTAATTTCGGTTGCATCTATTGTATTAATTGTTTTAGCGGTATTGACAATTTTTAACGATATGGTGGATTAATTCCATTTTTATTTAAAAAAGTTTCGTATTTGGGATACTCCATGAGGCGCCCTTGTTGATCCCTATACCATTCAACATTTCTAAAATCCGTAAAAAATATTATAGGTACACCATGAATGCCCCCCATAGCATTTGGTAAAACAGGAAGACTTAATTCGACTTTTCCTGGCGGCAGAGTTTCTAAATATTTATAGCTGTTAAATTCTGAAGCGAAAGATACTTTTTTAGATAATGAATCATTGTCTATTTTATTAGGAATAGAAATAACAAATACTTTATATACTGGTGCTTGATTCGAATTATTAGCTATCACATTTGGAATTTTTTCGAGCGATATGGGGCTATTTTTATTTGATTGTTCATTGTTCCAAACAGAAATATTTTTTGATTGTTCTAACTTTATATTTTGCTCATTTTCATAATTAACTTTTTTTATTTGATTGTTGTTTTGCATCACATTCCAAATAGCAAATAAAGCTCCGATAGTAGTTACACATTTTACAAAAACATCAAAATATTTTTTCAAATTATTCATCACCTTTCAAGTTAAAGTATGGCAAAGAAAGTAGGTAGAATTAAATGACAAGAAAAGAAAAACTAAAGCAAGCCCCAAAAATTGCTGATTTATGGTACCAGCAATAAAAAGAGCGCAGAGGTGTCGCATGACGACAAAAAAGCGACTTAAGCCGCCAAACAAATAGTCGCATACAAAATTATACTAGAAAAATTTTAACACAGAAAAGAGGTTTTGTGAATGAAACGTAGAGAAGCTAATGTACTAGATAGATATTTAACAGAGCCGACTGAAAAACTATATAAGGAAACCTATGAAGATGATCCAGTGGACACTACTGATTG